AATCTGTTGCAAAGTATTACGGAGGCAAAGTCCCCTCTAAACCATACTTTGACACTATGATTGCGTCTTTTATCATCAACAACATGAACAAAAACTCTCTAGGGCTTGCAGCGTGCGTAAAACGTGAACTGAATATTGACGTAGAAAAAGGCGTAGGAGAGAACGTTGCTCTTCACAGTTTTTCTGAAGTTGCTAAGTATTCAGGCATCGACGCCGAGGTAACCTGGAAACTTTACAAGACGTTATCCCCAAAGATTACGGGTAACTTGACTAAGGTTTGGAAACTTGAAATGGACGTCGTAGCAGCTCTTTGCGATATGGAGTTGACTGGTGCGTACATTGACCAGGACACGCTAGAGACTCTTGCAGAGCAGATTGAGCGGGACAAGCTTGCTGCTGAGGCTAAGTGCTACAAGCTTGCAGGTAAGGCGTTCTCTATTAACTCTGTACCAGTTAAGCAGGAGCTACTGTTTGGTGGAGCAAGTCCAAGAATAAAACCAAATGTAAAGTTTAAGAATGTTCTTACTGCAAAAGGCCAGGAGGCTCAGAGGCGTAATGAAAAGCTGGACCACAACCACTACTCTTGCTCAGCTGAAGCGCTTGAGTACTACCGTGGAAAAGATTCTTTGGTAGACGCACTTCTGGAGTACTCCGACTTGAACAAACTTATGACTACTTATGTAACTCCTTATACTGGTGGTGAGGTAAAGCGTACGACTAACGGTAAGGAAAAGATTACGGAGCGTAAGTCACTACTTATTAACGGACGTGTTCACACCAACTTTAAATCGCACGGTGCAGAAACAGGTCGTTTTTCATCGTCAGAACCTAATTTGCAAAACATTCCATCATCTGGTGACTACGGAAAACTCGTGCGTAATTTATTCGTAGCTCCTCCAGGCCATAAGCTTGTTGTTGCTGACTATTCTCAGATTGAACCACGAGTTATTGCAGCACTTTCTAAAGACCCTGTTCTTATGGAAAACTATCTGACTGGTGGCGATGTTTACACAACTATTGGTGACACTATGGGCGTAGACCGCAAGGCTGGTAAAGTGCTTGTACTTGCTATCTCGTATGGTGTAGGACCAGACAAGATTGCGGCAAGCATTGGTTGTTCTGTTCCTGAAGCCAAGAAGCTCCTTAAAGACTTTGAGGCTAAGTTCTCATCGATTGCTAAGTATAAAGGCAAGGTAGTAAGGATGGCTAAAGAAGCGGGCTCTATTCCGTACGTAGAAACCTTGTTTGGTCGCCGTCGTTACATCCCTGACCTCAAGAGCAACGATATGGGCCTACTGTCTCGTGCTGAGCGACAAGCTTTCAACACGATGATTCAGGGTTCCGCAGCGGACATTATGAAGCTTGCGTTAATTCGCGCCCACTCTTGTTTTACCGAGGAGTCTGATATCAATGTAATCCTTACAGTTCACGATGAACTAGTAACGATTGCACCAGAAGACCGTGCGGAAGAAGTGGCTGAAGCAATTCGTGAGTCTATGGAGGGAGTCAAGTTGAGGGAAATAACTGTTCCTCTTATTGCAGAAGTAAACATCGTTGATAAGTGGGGTCAGGCAAAATAATGCGTAAAAAGAAAATGCCAGAGCTTTCTATTACAGAGATAACCTCTAGGATACGTGGGTTTGTACTGGATGCACAAGTACCCAACCCACACGAAATTAGTGTAATCCTTGGCTGCACAAACATTAGCGAGGAATTGCAGGAACGAGAGGAAGAAGAAAGCGAAAAGAGGCTTGAGCGAATTGCTTATACAGTCCCTTTGTTGTATGCTTTTTCTAGGTTGATGGCAGAAGGAACTGTGGAGTCACAAAAAACTTCTACTACTGAAAACCTTACCGATGTACCGCCAGAAATTTGGAGAGAAGGACGACGCCTTATGGAGAGCTCTTCTTTTTCAACTTTGATTGGCGCAATAGCACAACTAGTAGACATGGGTCTACTTGAAATCCCAAGGAAGTATAAATGAGCAATGCAGACTGGTGGGCAAGTAAGCTAGCCCAACAAGCTCCAGCCCCACAAGTAGGGCGTCCTTCAAACATTCCGCCGATGCCACCTTCTCAACAGCCGATGGCACCGATGCCTTCCTTTCAACCACAGACGACGGAGCGTGCGCAGTCATCTAAACAGACTGCTACGTGTCCTGAGTGCGGGTCGGTCAATTACATGGCAGTTGCAAACGCCGCCCCGCGATGCTACGATTGTGGCTACCCCATTTCTCAATCGGGTAGTAGATACGGAACACTAACAGGAGCACACGTAGAGGGCTCCGCTAAACAGGCCAAAGGTAACGACACACAAAACAACTGGAACCCACAAGGTATTGTGGGACGAATAGGAGAATAATATGAATGAGTCACAAGTAACACTAGTCCAGGAACAGACCTGGTTGGACATGCGTACAAAAGTTGCGCAAATCCTCGTAGAAAACGGCATCCTTGAAAGCCGTAATGACATTGTAGGTTTCTGGAAGTTTGACCCAACAGGCAACCACCAGTGGGTTTCTCTATACGACCTTTTGGAGACTGCGCGTGATTAATGCTGAAGCCAAGAAAATTATGGCGCAGATTAACAAGCGCTTTGGAGAAAACACCGTAGTAATTGGAGGAGACATCCGTGGCGACCTTATTAATCACATTACTACTGGTTCTACTACTTTTGACTATGTACTTGGTGGCGGGTTTCCTGCTAACCAGTGGAACGAACTCATCGGTGAGCCTTCGCACGGCAAAACGGCAATCGCTCTCAAGACTATCGCGGCGAATCAAGCGGTAAACCCAGACCACACAACTGTCTGGGTTGCCGCAGAGCAGTGGGTACCAGAGTACGCTGAGATGTGTGGCGTGGACACTAGTAGAGTAATTGTAGTAGAAACCAACATTATGGAGGAAGCGTATGACACGGTTATTGCTTTTGCTGAATCAAAATCAATTGACGCTATCGTTATTGACTCTCTTCCTGCCCTAATCCCAGGGCCAGAAGCCGAGAAGAACATGGACGAAATGACTGTTGGTCGTGGAGCCCTTCTAACTAACAAGTTCTTTCGTGTAGCTGGTCAGGCGATGAAGCGTAGCCTTCTTGAAGATGAGCGCCCCATTCTGGGACTAATCATCAACCAGTGGCGCATGAAGATTGGCGTCATGCACGGAGACCCTCGTACGACTCCTGGTGGTGTAGGAAAAGACTACGCTTACTTTACTCGATGCGAAGTTCGTCGAGATGAGTGGATTGAGGCGGGTTCTGGAACTAATAAAACTCGTGTTGGCCAGCGCATTAAAATCCGCACTATTAAAAACAAGACTGCCCCACCTCAACGTGTGGCATACATTGATTTTTACTTCTCTCCTTTTAGCATTTATGAAGCTGGAGACTACGATACCGCTAAAGAAACTGCCGCCCTGGCAATTGTTAAGCAGATTGTAGACCGTCGCGGTGGTTGGATTTACTACGGCGAGCGTAAGTGGCAGGGTCAAGAAGCTCTTGTTAACTCCCTACGTGAAGAGGTGGACTTTAAGGCAGAACTAGACAACCTAATTCTGTCTACACCAGACTCATTTGTAGGAGCTAAGAGTGAAGAGTGAAGGACAGAAACAAAGCCAAAAGCATGAAAAACGAATCGCAAAAGCCATCGGAGGCCAGACCACCGCAGCCAGCGGTGCGTTCTGGAGTCGAAAAGGAGATGTCAGGAACGACACCCTTCTCATTGAGCACAAATGGACAGGAAAGAAAACCAAAACCATTTCGGCTGCTGAACTTCAAAAGATAACTACTGAAGCAATTATGGATGGTCGCCTACCTGTGTTTGGCATCCATCTTGACGGTGAAGACTACGTTATTCTTTTGGAGACAGATTTCTTGGAACTATGGGAGAAGTTGAATGCTCAGTAGGAACTGGAGGGCGGAGGCCAGGTGTAAAGACCTGGTTGAGCCAGAACCAGAAATCTTTTACCCACCAAGAGATAAAGCCCTATATAAAAAGACAGCCGACTTGGCTAAGGCTTACTGCTTTGGCCCTAACGGAAAAACCCCTTGTCCAGTGCGAACTGAATGTCTGTGGGAAGCTATAGACTCAGACGAGCAGCACGGTATTTGGGGAGGACTGTCCCACAGAGAGCGCAACGCACTTGTGCGAAAGTGGCAAAGGCAGTATCGTAATACTATGACGTTGAAGGATTACATTTTTCAACTAGACAAAAAGGAGAACTAATGCCAGTAAAAAGTGATTTGAAAAAGTTTCTAGACGCTAAGACAAAGCCAGCACGCTTGTTGGGCGATATCGAACGCCATCTTTTGAAGAGACCTTTGGGAGACCGCAGCACGGTTGTGCTACACCCATCGGAAATCATTAAGAAGGATTTCTGTAAGCGTGAGTCGTGGTTCCTTATGAGTGGTCACACTAAGAAAGCTGAACGCCCTAACCTTAAGTTGCAGAGCATTTTTGACGAGGGCCACGCCATCCACGCTAAGTGGCAGAACTGGTTCCAGGAGATGGGCGTACTGTACGGCCGTTTCACTTGTGTTGGTTGTAAGTTTTCTTTGTTTGACATCGGCCCAGTAATGTGCCCTCAGTGTAACCAGTCTAAGATGGAGTACAACGAGGTCACCTTGTACGATGACGCTCTACGTATTAAAGGACACACCGATGGCTGGATTAAAGGCATTGGAAACGACTGTCTGATTGAGATTAAGTCGATTGGTCCAGGAACTATCCGTTCCTCGGCCCCAGAGCTTATGCAGAATGCAGATGGCGACTTTATGAAAGCATGGAAGAATGTCAATCGTCCTTTCAGCTCTCACATCATGCAGGGTCAGGTTTACCTCGAGCTAATGAAGCGTATGGGACACAACGTTGACGAGATTGTGTTCCTGTATGAACTAAAGGCTGACCAGTCATATAAGGAGTTTGCAGTAAAGGCAGACTATGAGCTTGTCCGCCACGTGTTTGATAAGGCTGAGTTTATTGTTAAAGCAGTCGAAAGCGGAGTGGCTCCAGAGTGTAACAACAACCCTGGAGGAACTTGCAAGTACTGCGAACCATATAAGGAGGACTAATGTCTGTATTACAAAAGATTGAAGGATGGGGTCTGACGTTTCAGAAGCCCGAGTACGAGCAGGTAAGGTTGCCGTCAGACATTACCATCCTTAGCTCCGAAGACCTTGGGGAAATGTTCACAAAGCTAACCTCTTGGACAGACTACATTGCTTCGCAGCTCACCCTCGCGCAACTTGACGAGAGAGCCGCCCTACGCAAGAAAGACCTGCTAGAAAATAGGCTTCTTGTAAGTAGGATGGGCTCTCAAGTTAAGGGCGAAAGAGTGACTACTGTAAAAGCAGAAATTGCAGTTAATCAAGACGTCATCGACCTTGACAACGAGTACGAAGAGAAGTACGCTTATCGTAAGCTAGTAGAAATGCTGCTTAACAATCATGAACGCGATTTGTCTTTGGTAAGTCGTGAAATAACAAGGCGCTCATTAAATAGAAAGGAATACTAATGGGACGTATGAAAGAAATCTACACAGAGCTAGAAGAGCTGGGCTTTAATCCAGGGAACACTGAGCTGGGAGAAATTAAGGACTTGCCAGACTCTGTAAAGGACATGATTCGAAGAGGCGCAACCAGCACCTTTGATGAGTCTGTTCAGCAGAAGTTTCAGCATGCTAAAAGCGTCCTGCTAAGTAAGCAAAAGGATTACGGACCAAAGAACATCTCGCAGAGCCCAGGTGGGCCTCTTAACGGCCTGCGTGTGCGTATGCACGATAAGTTGGCACGCATCAACCACTTGATTGATACTGGCGCAAAACCAGAACATGAAAGCCTTAAGGACTCATTCCTGGACATGGCTAACTATGCAATTATTGCAATGCTCGTTCTTGATGAGGAATGGCCTAGTGAGTAAATCATTTGAGCAAATATTTAGTGAGTCAAACCCCCATGGATTTGGGGGCTTTGACGGTTCTTGCAAGTGTTGTGAGACAAAGCCTATCGATAAGGTAACTAAGGCCTATAACCGTGGGGCAACAGAAGAACGTGAGCGTATTCTAAGCGAACTCATTCACGCTGATACACGGGCATTGCCTGACGAAGCAATGGCTGGTTGGTATTTTGCTGTAAAGCTTATTAAAGGAGAAGACAAGTGATTTACGAGTTAATTTTTGGCTACCGTAATCCAGGCTACCTTAATGACCCTATTTGGTGGAAGAAGATTCGTATTCTCAAAATGTACAGTCACCTTAGTCCTTTTATTAAAAAAACTGCCCACTGCGGGTTTGCTATGATTGCTTTTAATCATGAGTTACACGTTGTTTTACGCAAAAAACCAGACACACTTGCAAACAAAGGAGAACACAAATGACAGAAGATGAAATCCGCGACATGGAAACCATGCTCCGTGAGTTTGACTACTTTGACAAACTATACGGAACCAAAAAGGAGGACTAATGGAAATTTTTATTACAGCTATAATTACTTCCCTAGTCTGGGCTCTAGTTTGGGCAGGAGCAACAATTAACCGTCTAGCCAGCCATGACTGTGATGACTACGGCACCGACTAAAAGGAGAAGCAATGGACAGCAGAGAAAGCCTTCCAGATGAGATTAAACACAACTTTAAAGTAAAAGACGATGAGTTTCTAGAGTTTGTAAATAAACTCGATAAAATAGGCCTCAATAAAGTCGAAGGAATGGGTAGACTTCTTGGGTATGTAGTTAGGTACTACGTAGAGCCAGAAGAGTTTGCCAAAGCAGCGAACTACATCTATACTCGTATGGAAATCGAAAAGTTTGCAGATGTTCTAGGAGTAAATGAATGAAGAAATGGGTCTACAGTCTAACCCCTCAAGAAGAGGCGCTTGCAGCTAAGGTAGGCTGGGAGCGACAGCTTCCTATGCTTGGGCAACCAGAGCGTAACCGCAACTACAGCGAAGGCGATATTTGGGAAACTTGGCAGCACATGATTTGTGCCGCCTCTGAAATTGCAGCAGCACGTATGATGGGCATGGACGAGTTTGAGCCTCATGCCAACACTTTTAAAGAAGTGCTGGATATCCCAGGTTACGAAATTAGGTATTCCTTTACTAAAAATATACCAGGGTACCCTAAGTACAGCCTACGTTTTAAGGAAGGTGTAGACGACCTTGAGGAAGTTTACATTTTAATCGTAGGAGGACCAGAAGAGAAAAGCCGTAGGTCAGCATCTGATGGTTATGCAACCCCAGCGTTTAGAGCTATTGGTTGGATGTATGGGTATGAAATTGCACAAAGTAAATACGCGATGCCTTACGGTCGTGGAAATTTTGCTGCTCCAGCGGCAGAATTAAATGACATGAGCACACTGCCGATAAGAGAAGTCGTACAATGAGTATCAAGGAATTCGACGGAGGCCTGTCAGGCAGCCAAGAAGTCGCCATAGGTATTGACCAGTCATTAACGGGGTTTGCTCTGTCCGTGGTCTCCGTCGAATTCCCTAAAGAACACAAGACTTGGGTTTACAAATCTGAGTTTAGAGGCGTACAACGCCTAGCAGATATCCAGAATTGGCTTCAAGACCAGTGGGCGATATTCTACGTAGAAGGCTGGACGGTTAAAGATGTTGCCATGGAAGGTACTGTTCTAGCCTCTCACTCTGCCCTTGCGCTGGGCGAACTATCCGCCACAGTAAAGCTGGCCCTCTGGGATAAAAGTATTATCCCCCTACAAATTCCCCCGATGACCTTAAAGAAGTACGCATCAGGTAAAGGTACGGCTAAGAAACAGGAAATGCTCCTACAGATTTACAAGCGATGGGGCGTTGAGTTCAACGATGACAATGCCGCAGACGCCTACGCACTAGCTAGATTAGCTTCTGGAGCCCATATAGATGCCGTAGAAAAAACTGTCGTTGAACAAATAAAAGATTCTAAATATAGAGATTTTATCCAGTAACTCATCTATTCTTAATAACGAGGATGGCGTATAAACTCGTATATTTAAGGACTACAAATGAGTGAAGAAATCATCCTACCCTCGACCGAAGAACCATTTCTTCGTGTTAGTGCAGGTTCTAATCCACAATCCGTCGCATCCGCAATTGCTCATGCTATCTACGACAACAGAGCTGTAAAGCTACGTGCCGTTGGTGCAGGAGCAGTAAACCAGGCAGTAAAAGCTTTGGCAATCGCCAGAGGTTACGTTGCTCCTAGAGGTCTAGACCTTACTTGCAAGCCTGGGTTTACCACAATCGAATCACGCGACGGCGAGATTTCGGCTATTGTGTTTGCAATTTCAGCGAGCTAACGCCACTTACATACATGTATAAAGGAGTCTCCAATGGCAAATTGGGCATCACAGGGTCACGCTATGCGTCGTCGCGAAGGCAACCCAACTAATCACCTAGAATCGGCAGGTAAAAAAATGGTACGTTCTCACATGACCGCAGATGAGCACCACGCAGCAGCAGCTGCAGCAGGTAGCCACCGTATCACAGTCGGTGCTGGTACACCAGACATGTCTGTTTACGGACAGATGGACGAAATTAATCCTGGCCAAATGCAGGGAACACTTGTTCCTAAGAAGAGCACTCAGGCTATGGACCCTACCGCTGGTGGTAAGGCTAACCGTACAAACGTAGAGAACATCGGTGCAACCTACCGCATTTCTCCTAAAATTACGTTTATGCAGCTAGACCCAGCAGCTGGCCCTACTATGCAAAGCGCAAAGATTGTGCCTTCAGTTCAGGGTCGTTCTAACCCAAACTTTGAGTCTGGTATTCAATACTCTGGTATGTAGGAAGTAGCCATGTCTAACCCTTTTGGAGATGACGGCACCCCTGGACCCTCAATGTCTTTGGACTATTTGGGTGATTCAATTCAGGGCGCACGCGACCTCTCAAACGTAGCGATGAATCCCGCTCCTACAGTTAACCCTGCATATAAAGGAAACTTAGGACGTAAAGCCGCAATGATGGGTAACTGGCGTAACCCTGTTGGAGGACAGGGAACATTCTTTCCTCAAGACGATGCGCCTCCAGCAGAACTTCCAAAGTCTGACCCTGGTTCAAACTTTGCTCTTGGACGATACAATAGTTAGGTAGCCTAATGGCTGGTGTAGTAAATAACTTTAGCCCGCAGCAAAACTGGCAGTCTATTGGTGGTAACGGTTTACACGGTTACAACAACCAAGGAGGCTATGGTGGCGCTGTAGCTCGTGGTGACCTTGATGCTATTCGTATTGGTACTGGACGCGTCCCTCAAGCTGAATACCCAGACGGTTATCTAGGAACAATTCGCTCACGTCGCGATGACCGCCTACTTGACTCTATTAAGAGCCGTGTAGGACAGAAAGCCTACCAGCGTGGTGTTCACAAGGGCGAGCGAATTGAGCCTTCTGCTTATTACTGGTCGCCAGATTTTAACAACGAGACCAGTATTAAGCGTCAAATGAAAGCCAAGCAGGTCAACATTAACGGCGGTATTGTTTGGAAAGTCCCACGTGCAGGACAGGACATCAGACTAATCCCTGCCCCTCACCTGGTCAATGACGGCAAGTCAAACATGGTCTCTGACTCTCCTACTACCATCAATGTTCGACGAGCTAACCAGCTCAACTACTTGAAACCGACGTGGGCATAATGTCACAGTTTGATGGAAATTACGATTACACAAAGCCATGGCGCAATGCCATTACTGGACCAGACGGATGGCCACGCTGGACATACAATGGTCCTTGGTCTTCTAACGAAGAAAGACTAACCCAGCAGGCCCTAGCTGTTGCAACTATTCCTGGAGCACAGTTGCAAGCAATGGTTAGGCCTAATCTTCCACAGATTCAGCTTTTTCCAGCAAGATTTGGGTACGGTATTCGCCGTCAACCAGAGATTGATGACATTGTAAGTATTGATAGAAATTACGTAGAACCACGAGTTTCCTGGTACTCAGGAAGCGCTGCAGGCTACACTGGTAGTAGTAGAAATGACCTAGGAGCTAACTAATGGCTGAGAACCGTGCCGCTTTTAACGACGGACAAACTCGAGACGACGACAAGCACGCAGCGTCCCTTATCGGTATTATTGGGGACGACTCACAGACTCTAGAGCAAAAGATTGAGTCAATTAAGTCTCACCCAACTCTTCCGCACACTTGGAAGACCAAAGGCATTAACCACTTAGCTGGTCGTTTTGGTGCTGAGAAAGTCCTTACTATTGCCAGCGGCGGCATTATGCCTGACTCTACTGCTCGATTTGATGACGGTTCTCAAGCCAGCACAACTTCTGGTAGCGGAGATGTTGCGAAGAAGGTTCGAACCATTGCTCACCCACGTAATGGTGAGAACACAATCGACCACGATGAGTTTATGGCTAAGCCGTATGTTCACTGGAGAGCAGCAAACACCCTGCAGCCTAATATGCGCCCAGAGATTCCTCACTCAGATGTAATCATGGAAATGGGTGAGGCTGTTGGTCGTCGAGAGCTTAACTCTACACAAAAGGCAGAAAATGCTGAAGCAGAACTCGAGCAGAAGCATTTTGACCAAAAACTAGCAGCTCAACGAATTAACAAGGTCCTACAAGACAACGGTAAAGCACCTATTGCTGACCCATTTGCTTCCTCAGACACACCTAAAGAAAAAGACCCTCGTGACCGTCGCCCAGTTATTGGTGGTCCAACCGAGTCACCTAAAATGGGTACTAAAGATTTCTCAAGGATGTTGGGAGAAGCTCACCAAATCCTACACACTCACGCTACTTCTGTAGCAAGTTTGCGTGATGCAGAGCCTCTTGCGTCAACGATAGCGGACTTTGCTTTACCTCACCTAAGAACTGCAAAGCGTCTACAAGATGAAGGCGACGCTTTGCAGTCTAAGATGAACACTGTAGCAGCTGGTCAAATGTACGCAAAGTCTCTTGACTCACTAACTGAAGCGCACGACCTTATGGGTGTCGACTTGGTTAAGACCGCAGCACAGCGAAACAACCTAACCTCTGAGCTACCTTCTGAGCACCTAACAAAGCTTGCGATTGCAACTAAAACCCTTAACTTTCCTAAGCCTTCTCGTCCACACAAGTTTGTAAACATTGCTGGAAAGAACGTAGACCCATTTGAGTACGACCTAAAAACTGTTGCTCGTACCATTGGTCAAGAAAGCCTTGTTTACCGTAAGCTTGCTAAAGGACAGAGTGGAAGCCAAAAAGGCACTACTTACGAAGGCCGCACTGCAGACCCTCGTGCAAAAGCTCGTGCAGACATGACTGTTGATACACGACTAGGTATGGCTGCCAACATTCCTTCTACTCCAGACAATCGAATTATTCGTGACATTCCTGAAGGACGCACATCTGGTTTTGGTCCCAAGCCAAATGTTGGTGCAACTACTAGAACCCCATCACCTACTCGCGCTAGGATTACAGGTGTAACGCTTACTGATAAATCTGGTAAGCCTATTACAACATCTGAAGGTAAGCCAATTATGGCTCCTGGTGTTGTTAAGCCTGGTGTTGCTCCAAAGGAATCCCCTTTCACACCTGTTAAAAAGAAGTATGACATCAATGGAAAAGAAATCCAACCACCTGTTCAGGGACCTAGAATGCTATTTGGTAACCTTGAGCCAGTAGATGAACTCATAACTTCTGAACGAATTACCGATAGAGACAATAGAATCAGGAACGTTCGTGCTGCTACAAATGCGGCTACTGCAGAAGACGCAACACGAGGTGCGGTTGCTGCTAGAACAGGCCGCCCAATTGCTCCAGCCCCACTTAGAATGGCTAAGTCTGAGGAGTACGACGTACCCTCTCGTCGAGCAAAGTTGATGGCAGAGTTTACTCCTAAAGAGCTGGCTGAAAAAGCTACTAATCTGATGAGAGGCATTGAGTAATGGCTCAGAAAAGAAGTACAAACAAAGCCGCACAACGCAAAGCCGCAGCTGAAGCTAAGGTAACTAACCTGGAAGAGACAACTGCTCCTCCTAAGCCAAAAGCAAAGGCTAAAGAGAAGCCTTTTATCCTTAATCCTGGTGCTGTTGCAGCAGCGGCAGCTCCTGCACACCCACGTGCTCAAGCTGACCGTCAAAAGAGATTCCGAGAGTTAGACCCTAACCACCGTGATTCTATTCAGCGAGTTGCAACAGGTGAGCCTGCTCCTGTACCAGAAACTCCAGCAGCTAGAGCTCCGCGCGCAATTGACCCTGCGATTGTTAAGTCATTGGCCTCTCGTATTGCGTCTGCAAAAAACTCAGACGAAGTTATGAGCATCCTAACTAACCGAGACGAAGGAAGCTCGGCAGTTAGTAAGCCAGCAATGTTTGCTCAAGAAGGGCTGTACGATGCAACAAAGTACACCCCAAAGCAACTAGGTGTAATTCACCAGCAAGCTATCGCTCACTATACACAGAAAATCAAGAACCTAAGAAGCCGAAGCGGCCTACCTGAGTACAGTAAAGCTGAGCTAGCAGATGCTGTGTCTCGCAACCGTTTCCTACATGACAGTCCTTTAGACTACCTAAAGGGCCACTTTGTAGAGCCTAGCCTAACGTTTGGAACAAAAAAAGGTTCTCAGGAAGGTAAGTAGCATTGGCATCCGAAGCATCCCGTAAAAGAAATCTTGAGGAAGCTCGCGCCCTTATTGCTAAGGGTGTTCCTTTTGAGAATTTAGAATCTAAGCACCAGACTGCCCTAAACAGAGTAAAGCGCCAAGTTTCTACTATCACAGCAACACGAGAAGTGGCAAACCCAAAAGTTTCAGACACAGACGAGTCTCTTCTCACATACGCATCTTCGGATGTTTCAAGAAAAAGCTCTACAGTTGATATTCCTCGTGAACGAGCCACGGCTATGGCAATCGCAAGTAATCGACTAAAGGACGAAGATACTACAAAGACGTCTATTAACGAGGACGACAGTCACCGTGCGCAATTGGCGACTATCGCTGACCATGTGTCTGGTCTAGTCGACCAAGTTGAGGCTCGCGGAGAAACTGGAACTACACATTACGCAAGGGCCGTAAGTTATCTTGGTAAGGCTTACGATGCGCATATAGCTCACGCCGATGCCCACCTGCAAGGGTACGTAGACGAGGCAAAACAGCACATTACGGAAATGGCTTCAAACCTAACTCATTCCGTAGAGTATTTGCGTAGCGCTCACCCTGACTTATTTTCGGGTTCTTTTGGTGTAAACAACCGAAGTCTTCCTAAAATTATTAGTGGGATTAAAGATGACTACGTTAACAGCACCGAACCAGGTGTAGGTGGAGCACTAGCCCCAGGTAAGGTTGCCCGTAAACGTCCTACAGTTGTCCCAGTAGATAACACTAACTACTCGGTTACTGAACGTGCAGCAATGGGTAAGCCTATTGCTGGTTGGTCAGATGCGGAATTTGCTTCACAAATTAGATTTACAGGAGCTAAAAGGCCCCAAAGATATGGCACTAATGTAAATAGGGCTAATGAAAGCGAACTTGAAAATCTGAGCGACTCCGAAGCTCCTAGAACAGTTTCTAATGAGACAGCAAAAGCACTGTTAAAAGACAAGTCCAAAGAAATGTTTGGCCAAGACACCGCAGAGCAAGAAAGTAATCCTTTTAGTGGGGATGAATCTCTAGCAGTACGTGATATGCAAGTTAGAAACATGATGGGGTTCTCGTCGTCTGAAGAAGGAGACCAGGAAGCTCCTAAAGTAGACATTTATAACCCAAAGATGTACACCAAGGATGAGATGCGTAACGTTACTGTTCACGCAGTAAGCCACTACGTCCGCAAACTTAACGCGGACCGTGCAACACAGAAGCTACCTGCCTTGACTCCAGATGAGCAAAAGTCAGCAGTAATGGACCACCCATCCTTTTACAAGCCTCTAGACTATTTGAGAGGCGAAGGTGTAAAGCCTATTACAGCAGGACTTAGTGGCGCATCTCGCGCATCCAAACTTAACAGCAGCTTTAGGGGTGAATAATGGACGACGGCGACGGCTCATTCACGCTTGAACTTCAAGCAAAAACTATTGCAGATAACGCAATCAAGTACCGAGGTACATCACCATGTCCTTCTTGTGGAGTTTTGATGAACCCAGTTGAGGCTATGATGCGCGCCATCTGTCCTCCATGCCACGAAAAGCGTATGAGCAACCGTGTTAAAAGGAAGATGGCATGAACGGAGCCGACATCCTAATAATGGTTGGTCAACAGGCACGTATGGTTGAAACTGTAGCCACACACAAGCGGGCCCGTAAGCTTGCTGGATTAGCAGTTAAACATGCTACCGCAGGTCTACAGGCGTATAATTTAAAGCAGGATAGTGCTAATACTCACATGGAATTAGCTAAAAACTATTTAAAAGATGCATCAATTATTCACGCTAATACTTTAGACCAACAAAAGTTAGTTTCCCCTGCACCAGTTTTACAACATGCTATGCTGGGTGAAGGTGAAGAACTGCACCAAAAGTTTGCGGATGACATTAACAAAGGAAAGAACAATGGCAGTAAATACTAGCCGTTCAATGAACGAGAGCCTGAACGAAGGTTCAACCGACGGTAAGTACCGTAAGGTTCGACAGAACACAGAAGTTGCCGACATTGCTGGTCACGAAAAGACTGTCGATAATCTGCAATCTCTACACCCCTTCTATGGATATGGGTTTATTACATCCGAGTATCCAGATGAAAACAAAGTAAACCCAGGAAAGTAAGGAATCATCATGGCTCTACGCCCAGTTAATTACAAAAAGGTCGCAAAGACCGCAAAGAAAATTGAAAAGTCAACCGACAAGGCAAACAAAGCCGCAGCTAAAACAAGCACTAAGCGTGCTATTGAAGTTAGCGGAAAAAAGAATGTTTATTCTCTTCGTGAACAGCGTGCTAATGCTAAGAGCACACTAAAGACCGCCGCTCTTCGTTCTGCAGTTACTAAAGGTATGAACGCAAAAGACGGAGACGCTCCTGCGTGGACTAAAGAAGGCTCGCGCGCAGGCAACCGCACCCTGCGTTCAGCTGTGGGTCTTGGCAGAGCAAAGGAAATGTCTGCTGACGCTGGAATGAAGGCTAAGACTGCACGTAAGATTGTTGCTAAAACCGAGTCTGCCGCGACAAAAAAGATTAACAAGGCAAACAAGAACACTCGAAAGAACACAACAAGCTATTAATTCGTTAAAGTTTATAATTTAATAAGTTAAACCCCTTCCATTTGGGAGGGGTTTACACTATGATGGGTAATACGTAAACAACAAGGAGCAAATATGTCTGAAGTTAATTCGGCAGGATTATATATGTGGACTGACTCACAAGGACAGACTAGACCTAACAGGGGTTCTGTTGAGGCAGAAAACCGTCACAAAGAGTGGTTGAGATATCGTGCCGAGGCACTAACCACAAAAAAAGGAATAGAGTACACGGAAAAGAACGGGTTTAGTAAAACCAACCACGAAGACATTGACTGGTTGACTAAGAACGGAAAGATTTAATGACAGAATTTAGGCCAGTAATTGGCAGCAAACCTATTGACGGACCAGTAATCCGTCTACTCGTGTGTCTGGTGTGTGAAACAATTGAAGAACTACCAGACTACGAAGGCCCATCAAACTTTGATTATCTGTTGGAAATCTCACTAGAGAAGCACAAGTTTCCTTCTGGTGAGGAACACAAGGGTAAACTGTTTAAAGTACCAGTTAAAGTATGGGCAAACGGTAAAGACAAAGCAGAAATCCTTGAACAGCTGCGTCAGGGAGGCTCACGTGGTCTAGATGAAATCTCTCCTGAGAAGAACTTCTATGAGACTAAGATGCAGTTTTCTGAAGACGCAATGGATTGTTGGTCAAGGCACAACCAGCCAAAGGTGAACTGTGATGATTACGAGTCCCCTTCTAAACGCCTGTTGCCAGACACGGCAAAGGAACGTGGCGATTTAGGTTTACCAAAACCTGAACATCTAGAAGGACCAAAGGTGTTTACCTGCCACTTCTGTCCGTACCACTCAGTGGTTGTTCAGCGTCGTAGGCAAATTATGGGAATGTACGATTAAGGAATAGAATGGCAAAAGGAAAAGGCGGCTCACCAGCCCCATCAAAATCAACAAGCGACCGCCAAAATGGTAAAGCAAACAAGAAGCGGCCAAAAGTATTCGACGCAGTTAAGCGTCGTCTAGTAAATAAGTAGGAGCAAATATGGAAAAAGAAATCGAAACAGTTTTCACTGTAGTATGCAATACTGACGGAACATTCTCCGTAAGTTTGGAGCAGACTGGTGAAGTATTTCCAGCAAAACGCCAGGCAACAACGTTTGATGTGTACACCACGTTGCAAGCTATCCTCAAGGAAATTGACGCGCAGATGCTCATTGAGCGGTTGGTTAACGCGTTGAATCCTACTACACCAGCAATCCCCGATGTAGTTAAGGAAAAGCTAAAAGAACGCGGGATTACACCACAGGAACCTGCATAAGCAGTAAACTAGGAGTATGACCAGTACATCATATTTCAGCGCACCTGCGCCTACACTTGACCCTACTCTATTTGAGGGACGTCAGCTGAAGGCGTGGGTGCGTTCTGGTATCCAAACACTTTTGCACGATTCAATGGGCCTGTCGTACAGGCATCAAGAGTTGTGGGCCCACGCATGGCTAGCTGGTTCAGGAGTTTCGTACCAGTGGTCAGCCGACAGACAGCCAAAGGATTTAGACTGTTTAGTAGGAATTGATTTTGTACAGTTTCGTAAAGCAAACCCAGAGTATTCGGGACTCCTAGACAAAGAGATTGCTGACGAACTAAACGAGCATTTCAGCGAGAAGTTGCAGAAAAAAACTGAAGACTGGAACGGATTTGAGTTAACGTTTTATGCGCTAGTCACTCCTGACATCAGACAGATTCGGCCATACGCCGCATATGATTTAAAGTATGACGAGTGGACAGTGACGCCAGACCCATCGCAGCAGCCGCCAAGTAATCCAGAGTGGGATAGCGTAATAGAATCAGACACCGTAGGAGCTAACCAGTCCTACAACCGTTATCAGGCAGCATTACAGGATTACAAACTAACTACATCTGACGCCACAAGACGTAATGCAGAGGTTAAGCTCGAGGCCGCCGCAGCGCAAGGAACAGCGTTGTACGATGAGATACACGAGAACAGAAGTTTAGCGTTTTCTCCTACAGGACAGGGTTACGCAGATTTCCACAACTACAGATGGCAAGCCGCCAAGCGCAGCGGCGCAATATCAAAATTACGTTCGATAAAGGAACACGCAAAGCAAACATTGCAGTCCGACGAGTACGGCGTAGAACTGCCAGACGCATCAACATTAATTAGACGAGCAGCAACATATAGGAATAAATAGTGCAAACTTGCATCAAATGCGGTCACGAACTGTACCAAGATATTTGTACAAAAGATAATTGTAAGTGTGATTGTTTCGACGATAGTTACTAGGATTAAAACATGCATATAGTCGTAGATTTAGACGGAGTATTACGAGGCCACAATGACGAACCAATCGCTACTGGTATCGTAATGGTTGGTACACTGAGCGTGTACAACAAGTTGACCCTGCTATCCCCGTCATCAGAAAAAGAAACCAAATATTGGTTAGATGTAAACAAGGTGGTAGATTTTGACCGAATTGTTGACTCATCAGTAGGATTGGCAACAGAGGAACTGGTTCCTAGGCAGCTGAACGTGTGTAGGTCACGTGGCGCAGTAGACTTGTTTATTACAAACAACCCATCGATGTGGGCACACGCATTTAACCAAGGAATACCCTCCGTAATGTTTGGCGTACCATCCTACACCCGTGTAGAATTTCGACCAGATGCACCACGCAAGGTGCGCACGTGGGGAGAAATTGAACAGGCAATTAACAAACAAAATGAACTAAGAACAAACGACGCGCGATTGTCCCGTACAGAGGCGTTAAATTTTGAGTAGCATTCTGTTTGGAGGAGTAGAAGTACCAAGCAATCGCACGTTGTTGGAGCGAGCAGGGGCGAACAACGTTATGTTGTCGTATTGGGGCCTACGCAAACGTGGGTTGCCAAAGACCAAAGCGTATTTAGTAGGAGAGCATTTCCTACCAGAGATGAAGGTGTGGGTTGATTCAGGTTCCGTACAAGCGGACAAAGCTGGGTGGTCAATCAGTGAACTAGAGAACTACGCCGCAGATTACGAAGAGTTTATCGCACTAAATTACGACCGAATTGAAGGTTGGGTTGAGTTTGATTCACAGGTTTTAGGATTAAACTGGATTAAAAACCAGCGAGCAGCGTTTGAAAACGACCCAAAGATGTGGGTTGTTTGGAACGGGACGTACAACCAGGCGTTGTTGCGTGAGTGGTCATCCGAGTACGAAAACGTGGCAATTCCAGGAGATACAATTGAGTCCGTAACTAATTTGTCGGGAACAATTAGAAACCTACAACGAGTTAACGGAACAAAGTTTCACGCATTAGCCACAGCTAAACCTGACAATTTGAGGCAGATTCCGTTTGAAACTGCCAGTACGTTGTCGTGGTTGTCACCGATGAGGCGTGGAGAAACCATCATTTGGGATGGTTCAAAGTTAGTAAGATACCCAAAAAAGATGAAGGACCAAGCCCGTTTACGGTATAAAAATACCGTAGAAAAGGCAGGATTAGATTTCAGTAAGTTTATTGGAGACGACACGTTAGAGTCGACGAAGGTCGCAGTGTGGTCGTATTTACAGTTAGAGAGCAAAATGGACAAGGACAAACCAGACCTAAAACTGATTATTGGAGACAAAGTATCTGATAACAGTGATGACACCCTATACACAGGTTTGATGGAAATGGACGGGTACCTTTCTAATAACAGCGGTACCGAAGTGCGGAAAGTTGAACGCGCAGAAGTAGTCCAAAGAGACCCAAATGAGGTCATTTCTATGCCTGTTTTGGGGTACCAAATGAAGACCGTAGTAGAGCAGGAAGACGGTCGTGATGTACTGAAAGAAGTACCCGTTGTACAGTCCAATAGTGGCAGTTTAAGACAGTGCGACACCTGTTTTGTAGCCGCAAATTGCCCAGCATTCAAGCCCGCAAACACGTGTGCGTTTAACCTCCCAATCGAGGTTAAGACGAAGGACCAGTTGAAGGGATTGTTGACCGCAATCATTGAGATGCAAGGCCAGAGAGTAGCATTTATGCGGTTTGCAGAAGAATTGAACGGCGGTTACGCAGACCCAAATACATCCCAAGAGATGGACCGATTGATGAAGTTGGTGGCATCCGTAAAGGACCTAGAGAGCAGTAAAGAGTTTGTTCAGATTACCGCTAGCCGCCAAGCGTCGGGAGGAGTGTTGAGCGCCATTTTTGGTGACCGAGCACAGGCGCTAAAGGAGATGGAAAAGCCATTAAACGAGGAACAAACCACCGTGATTATCCGTGATTCGTTGGAAAAGTAGTATCTGATAACAGCAGTATGTAGGACATGAATCGTGTCGGACGCAAAAAGATTAATAGTATTTGCCGAGTTGACTAAATTAGTAGAAGCATAGTAAGCTAAAACCAGCGATAATAGAAGTCCCCAAGTCGGGGTATTTCATTCAATTCAAAGATGGTGGTTATGACTAATTTTTCATTTCGTTTAGCAGAAGATTTTGTAGCAGGATACAGGGACAAAAAAGCCCCATTTGGTTACACCGACGTTGCGGGAAACTCAGTAGGTGAAATTACATTCCTACGCACGTACAGCCGTTTGAAAGAAGACGGAACAAAAGAAACATGGTCAGACGTTTGTGAGCGTGTAATCAACGGTATGTATTCGTTGCAGAAGGACCATGCCAAAGCAAACCGTTTGCCGTGGAGCGATGCCAAAGCAGCAGCGAGCGCAAAGGAAGCGTTCGAAAGACTATTCCAGCTGAAGTGGACACCGCCAGGTCGTGGGTTGTGGGTTATGGGCACACCTATTGTTAACGAACAGAAGAACAGTGCAGCGTTGCAGAACTGTGCGTTCGTTAGCACAAACGAAATGACCAAACAGAACCCTGCGAAGCCATTTGCGTTTTTGATGGAAGCATCGATGTTGGGTGTGGGCGTCGGATTTGACGATAAAGGAGCGGATAAAGGATTTGAAATCTACGCTCCGTCAGGATTTCAGGAGTATGATATTCCAGACACCCGTGAAGGATGGCAGGAGTCAACGGTAGCGTTGATTAACTCGTATTTGAAACCAGAACAAAAGATTTTGGAATTTAATTACGACCAGATTCGCCCGTATGGAACACCAATTAAAACATTTGGTGGAACAGCGTCGGGACCAGAGCCATTGTTTAAGTTGCACGGTGCCATCCGCAAAATGTTTGATGGTCGTAAGGGCGAGCAGGTAACACGCAAGGATATCGCAGACATCGGTAACCTGATTGGTGTTTGTGTTGTAAGCGGTAACGTGCGCCGTTCGGCAGAGTTGTTGATTGGTCGAATTGACGACCAGGATTTCCTTAATCTGAAGAACGCCGAGCGTTTTCCTGAGCGCAACTCGTATGATGCAGAGGCCCCTGGTTGGGCATGGATGTCCAATAACTCGGTAGAAGTATCTGTAGGAACAGATTTCAGTCCTATTGTGGATGGTATTGTCCGTAATGGTGAGCCTGGAGTTATCTGGATGGATATGAGCCGCAAGTATGGGCGTTTGATTGACGAGCCTAACAACAAGGACCACCGCGTTGTAGGATACAACCCTTGCGCGGAGCAGTCGTTGGAATCTTTTGAGATGTGTACACTAGTAGAAACCTACCTGAATCGACACGACTCCCTCGAAGATTTCAAGCGTACGTTGAAGTTCGCATACCTTTATGCCAAAACAGTTACACTACTCCCTACGCATTGGGAAGAGACTAACGCAATCATGCAGCGCAATCGTCGCATTGGTACCTCGGTGTCGGGTGTGGCAAACTTTGCTGACCTTAAAGGATTGCCAGAGCTTCGTACTTGGATGAATGAAGGATACGCAACTGTAAAGAAGTATGACGTGTCATACTCTGAGTGGCTAGGTATTCGCGAGTCTGTAAAGATGACTACTGTGAAGCCTTCTGGCACTGTAAGCATTCTTGCAGGTGAATCGCCTGGCGTTCACTGGACTGCTGGCGGTAAGTACTTCCTTCGTGCAATTCGTTTTGCTAACAACGATGCTATGTTGCCTCTGTTCAAGATGGCTAACTACCGTGTTGAGCCTGCGTCTGAATCTCCCGACACTACCTCTGTAGTGTTCTTCCCTATCAAGTCACTTGCTGAGCGTGCGGAAAAGGATGTAACCATCTTTGAAAAGATGAACTTGGCGGTAATTGCTCAACGGTATTGGTCAGACAACTCTGTGTCTGTAACTGTTACCTTTGATGCAGAAAAAGAGTCAGACCACGTCGAGACTGTACTGCACATGCACGATGGTCAACTTAAGACTGTGTCGTTCTTGCCAATGGGAAATACTGTTTATCCGCAGATGCCTTACACTCAGATTAGTGAGGCCGAATATGACGAGTATGCTATGCAGTTGTTCCCTATTGACTTTGCTGGTGTTTACGCTGGTATGGGGTCAGAGGCTATCGGTGAAGCGTACTGCACAACTGACGCTTGCGAGATTAAGTTGATTAAGGACAATCAGTAATGATTATCCAGTTGAACCCGCCTTTGCCACTAGAGACACCTAAAGGTTCTGCCCTGGCCCATTTCTTGATTGACATGGGACCAGAGCATAACCTTCAGTGGGTTTGCTTTAGTGACGAAGACGGGCAATGCTGGACTTGGCAAAACTCAGATGTACGCGCAGTAAAAAACATTACTATGCATCGTATTAACGTAGAGAAGCCTTAGTAGTATTGTTTGTGTTGGAGGCCCCTGCCGCAATAGCAGGGGCCTTTACCTTTACTTGATTCGTAGTATTAATTGCTTACGTTCATTTTCTGTAGTGCCACCCCAGATGCCGTACTCTTCATTGTTCTTGATAGCCTCAGCTAGGCACTTAGATTCAATAGGGCAGGTACCACAGATGCGTTTGGCTTCCTTTACTTTAGCTGCGTATCCTTTACCAGCATCAGGAAAGAATAACCCAGGGTCTTCTTTAGCACAGGCTGCGTCATCAATGTTTATCATTTCTTTTTTCCTTTTTGTTTGGTTACTTCAATGAACCCTAAAGAACGCAATTCACTTTTAAAGTTAAGTATTGTACGCCAATCGGATGGGGTCTTAGAACAGAACACGGACTTACCTGTAGGAGATATCCATCGGTAATGCCCGCTCTTAGTTAAGCCTACCTCCCATCCTTGTTTCTCTGCTTGTTTCTTTAATAGATTCAAGTCTTTATTGCCACTCATATGCTGCTCCTTTATCCGTAAACTATTTCACCAAAGACTGCAAGTTGTAGGAGGAT